ACACGGCGCGTCCGATTCCGTCCGCGCCTGCGCGTCCGATTCCGTCCGCGCCTGCGCGTCCGATTCCGTCCGCGCCTGCCCGTTCGGGGTCGTCCGCTCCGCGGACTGCCAGTCATATCATATGTGTAATGTTAGTTATCGCTTGTGATCGTGCGGTTGACCGCCGATGACCGCCGGAGGCTGCCGCGCTTCGCGCGGCCGCGGGTGACGGACACGGCGCGTCCGATTCCGTCCGCGCCTGCGCGTCCGATTCCGTCCGCGCCTGCCCGTTCGGGGTCGTCCGCTCCGCGGACTGCCAGTCATATCATATGTGTAATGTTAGTTATCGTTTGTGATCGAGCGGATGACCGTCGATGACCGCCGGAGGCTGCAGCGCTTCGCGCGGCCGCGGGTGACGGACACGGCGCTGCGTGATTATGTGTGTAATGATTTTTCTAGAAAAAATTTCGAGAAAAGTATTGACATATTCTAGAAAAAAATGGTATTGTATCATTATAAAGGAGGAACGAAGAAATGACAGTAGAAGAAATGAAAACCTTATTAAATGAAAAATGCAATGATTCTTGGGGTATGGTCAGTGTAATGGAACATGCATATGGACAAAAGAGCGTGCAAGCGGAAAAAGCCGTTACTAAGTGGGTAACTTATGATGAATTATACAGAGAGTTGTATCATGAATCGCCAATTTACAGTTTTAGTTGATATCTTGCTGGGCTATCGGCGTAACGGGCAGAAAGCGGGATAATGAGAATGAATCAAAAAATGACGTATGAAGAACTTGTTAAAATGCAGAATAGCGTTGCTGAACTTCCGTTTTATGTGACAAGAAAAGTAGGTACAGAGTTTAAAGTGTATGCTTATTCACATTCGTCAATGTCGAACGGCTATGTTCGTAAGAACGCAAAGTACACGCCGATTCCATATAAAGGCCGTTTTGGAGTAGGATTTACGGTAAAGTCTAACAATTCTAGTAGTACACGTTACTGTTACAAAACATATTATATTGAAGTGAAGCATTCTGTAGTTTGTGCAGCGTGCGATAATTGTACCGATTGTCCACTCTATGATAACGATACTAGTTTTTTTGAAGATTGTCATTATTATGAATAATGTGTTGTTAATTGAGATTAGGAACAGAAACGGTTATTACTATTGGAGGTGGAATAAATGCCGAACTCAAAAGACTACAGTATCTACCAGGAAGTTGATCTTAGTTTAGACCAGATCAAACGCGAACTTCCACGTGTTGCGGCGGCGGCGAATAGCCGCCTTGCCAAACTGGAAAAAATTCACGCGCGCGACCAGTGGGAGTACGGGCGCGTAAAAGAGTTTTTCGCGTCACAAGGGCGGTCAAAAGATCGCTTTTTGAAAGGCGTAAATCGGTCGGAAGCATCCATTCGGCAAGAATGGGATACAATGGTCGCTTTTCTGAATTCACCCGAAACAACGCTTGAGGGATATCGAATCGCAGAATTACAGAGACGCTTTGACAAGTCAAAGAATAAAATTGATGTAGAAGTAACAGAAGATAACTACAAAGACTTGTATCGTTTTCTTACCTCTAATCTATACAAAAAGAATCTGAGACAGCAGGTGGCATCCGATCAGATTATTGATGATTTTATTTCGAAATTACATGATAGCGGAATTGAATTCGAAGATATTCTGGAAGAGTATGAGGACTTTCTTGATGGATATATTACGGAGGAAGAACTTTTTAATAAGAATAGAACTAAATTAAAGTGAGGTAATATCAATGTATCAATTGGATATCCCTGTTATCGTAAACGGAAACGAAGATATTTCACGTGAAACAATTTATTCCGTTCATGATTTTCCATTTTCTGATTTCCAGACTTTGCGCGAATGCCGCAAATGCGGAAGAAAGAAAAATCCTATCGTTTATTATGACGTGGAAATGGCGTTCGACATCGAAACAACTACGTTAGAAAAACTTGATTATGAACGCTATAATAAAACAGGCGAAAAAGTGGTGAAAGGAACTGCCTTTCTGTATCAATGGCAGTTTTGTATCAAAGATACCGTGTGTTTCGGTCGCACATGGAATGAGTTTCTTTCATTCTGCGAAAAACTGCATCTGTATTTGCAGACTTCCGATTTAAAGCGTGCTGTCGTGTACGTTCATAATCTTTCGTATGAATTTCAGTTTATGAAAGATTTCATTGAATTTGACGAAATCTTTGCGCGTGATGCACATAAAGTTATGAAATGTTATGCGTATCAATACGGGATTGAATTTCGGTGTTCGTATTTTCTTAGTAATATGTCGCTGGCGAAATTTTGCGAAAACAGTGAAGGTGTAACCCACTATAAACTGGTTGATACTTATGACTATAAAAAACTACGTACCCCAACCACACCATTAACAGAAATAGAGCAAGGATACTGCTATAACGATGTTCGCGGCTTGTGTGAATGCATCCGCGCCTTACGAAAAGAGGATAATCTAGCAGAAATCCCTCTTACCTCAACCGGCTACGTCCGCCGCGAGTTCCGACGTGCCATGCAGTCCGATCATGACTATTATCCGGAAGTATTCGACAATTTAGCGCTCACGTTACCGCAATATCAACTCTGCAAAGATGCGTTCCGTGGCGGCAACACCCACGCTAACCGAATCCACGCTGGACACACGGTCACGGCGAAAAAGGGTGAATCTGCGATCGTTATGGGTAGTATGGATATTTCGAGCAGCTATCCGGCGCAGATCGCAACTGAGTATTATCCCATGGGTGCGTTCCGGGCGGTTGCGATCACATCGCAGGAACAGTTTGACACCTTGTGTGCTACGCGTTGTGTTATCATGCGGGTACAATTTGACAACTTGCGTATGAAAGAAAACATCCCCGTTCCGTATCTCCCTCTGTCAAAGTGCCAAAAGCACGGGAAAGATTGCGTGATTGATAATGGACGCGTATTGTCTATTGATTGCTGTGAAATTGCAATGACGGAAATTGACCTGTCAATCATAAAAAATCAATACGATTATGATTTCTTTACTGTCTCGGAGTGCTACGTAGCCGCGCGCGGAAAATTACCGGAAAGTATGCGTAAAACGATGATGTCATTTTTTATCGCAAAAAGCCAGTTGAAAGGAAACCCTGATAAAGTCTATGAATATATGAAATCTAAGAATAAACTAAACAGCACGTTCGGAATGTGTGTCACCGATCTTTTGCAGGACGAATGGGCAATGGATGCTTTTACGGGTGATTGGCATAGGGAAAAAGCAGATGCGGAAAAAGCACTGAAAACGTACTATGAGGGAAAAAACAGTTTTTTGCACTACCAGTGGGGTATCTATGTTACCGCCCATGCTAGAAAACAGTTACAAGATATGCTGGATGTTGTTGGAATGGATGCCGTGTACTGCGATACCGATAGTATCAAGTTTTTACATCCGGACGTACACATTCCAGAATTTGAAGCCAAAAACAAAATACTGGAAAAACGTGCAATCGAAAACGACATTCCTGCTTTTTGTGACGTTGGCGAGAACCGTTACATTCTCGGCGTTTGGGATATGGATGATCTCTATCTTCAGTTCAAAACCCTTGGAGCGAAAAAATACTGTGGCGTGGAATGGGACGAAAAAGCGGCGCAATCTGGCAAAGACCCCGTGCGTTTTACGTCTACTGTCGCTGGCATGAACAAAAAACTAGGGGCGGAAAACTTAAAGTGCTGTAATAATTTCCGTCTATGCCGCCGGATGGAAAATGTCGGGAGAACGATTAGTTGCTTTAACAACACGAAACCGCATTACATCAAAGTAAACGGGGAAGAAATTTTAACGGCTAGTAACATTGGAATCCTGGATACTACTTATACGTTAGGCGTATCAAATGAATACTATGAAGTATTGTTAAACTCTCAAGACGGAGTGTTACCGGAATAGGAGACGATATGAGATATTTTGTATTTTTTATGCTATTATTGTTATCAACTTTTTTTGCTATTGATAAAGAAGAATTTGATCTTGCTATCTTACTTATCATATTAGATATTTTTTTCTTATTAATTATTGACTTCTGCCAGAACAGTGCTATTATAATACTTGTAAGAAATCATAACCACATAAGAAAAGGAGAAAAAAATGGTTAAAACAAAAATCGAAAAATTTCAGTACGCTGTCATTGACAGAAACACAAAACAGGTGATCGGTTCTTTTGAGAATACAGACGAATTGAAATCGCAGAAAGCAAAAACCGCCGCTGTTACTGCCGCTGGTTTTCCGGAGGATTCCGTCTGTGTATTAACCGATACCGTATCCGCCCGCTACGAGATGTCGGACGAACAGTTTTTTGCCGAAGCAAAAAGACTGGACTAAGCGCACAAACCGCGGTCTGGAAGATGCCAGATAAGACAACGATCAAAGCAAAGCGCCGCGGTTCTGCATAACAAAACAACTTAAGCAAAAAGGAGAAACAATCATGAGCAAAGCAAAAATGAAACTGAACAACGTTACCGTAAGATATGCAAAAAAGGAAGACGGAATAAGCGTTCTTTCTGCTTCGATCACAGCAGATCAGCAGAAAGCCATCTTTGAAAAAATTATCGAAGAGTTTGGTGAGGATGCCGCCGCAAAAGCAAAGTGGATTCCGGCGAAAGAAAGTGACAAATCTGGTCTCTACGTAAAAGCGCAGACAAGGTACCGCGTTGACTTTTATGAGGACGGAATTGAGAGCGACACCGTTTCTAGTGTTGACGAACTCGGCAAAGGTGCAGTAGTCGACCTCTTCTTCTCGATCGGTGAAAGCAAATTCCGCCGCGACACGGGATTCACGGCATACCTTTCCGCCGTAAACGTCCACAAGTTTGGCGATATTGAAAAATTCAATCCGTTTGCTTAACTACCTATGACGGCGATACGTGCCCGACTGTCGGACGGTAACTTGTGTTTAAGTAATCTGTAGTTGATTGTTACAATCTTGTATATTGAAACTCCATACGTGTGAGAGAGCTACGTTTTCCAGCGTAGCTCTTTTTCTACTCAGCGAAGCTCTGCCGCCCTCTGCCGTCCATCTGCAAGCAAACGTGCGATCATCGTGCGATTAACGTGAGATTGTCTGCTGAGAGACTGGCGGGGAACTGGCGGGACGCGGAGGGGAAATGATAGAAAGGAGGGCGTGAACAAAAATGTTTCACGTGAAACAATGATTTTTTGGAATGATATCAATTGGGAAAAACTTTTCGCTGATTATAATGTGAAATTTGAATCGGTCGACGAGAACGGCAATCCGATTCAGTACTACAATCCGATTCGGTTATTTACAGAGCCGGACGTGGACGGTGATTTCGCTGGCGTAGCAATTACGTGTTCCAATCGTAGTGCTGGAAAGACAAGTGCGTTTGCCGCGGCAAGCTGTATCTTGTGTAAAGAGTACGGATTGCAGACGGGATGGATTTTTCGGACAAAAGGGGAGATGACGGGAGCGGCGGCAATGTATGAAGATATGCTAAGCATGTATCCAAAATTAGGAAGTGTGATTACTTATAAAAATCTTGACAAAAACGGAAATGTCGTCCGGTACTTTTTGGATGGTGAGCCGTTCGGATGCGCGTTTAGTTTTGGAAGTAAGATGGACAGTGTAAAAAAGCTGTCACCGTATTTTCGGGATATCTACTTTTTGTTGTTTGATGAGTTTAGCATGGAAAGCGGGCAATACGTAAAAGGGGAATCCGAAAAACTGCAATCGTTGTTATTGACGATCAGTCGTGGAAATGGAAGCCAGTCCCGATGGTTTAAACTGGTGATGTCATCCAATAATATTTCGTTGCTCAATCCCCATTTTGTATTTTTTGGTATCCATAAGAGATACCAGAAAGAAACAAAAATGCTGCATGGGAGCGGTTTTGTGTGTGAGTTTACGCACAATGACAGTGCTAGTAAAGCCATGCGGGAGAACCCCGCTTTGAAAGCGTTCCGCGGCGGTCACTACATGCAGAGCATGAGCGTGGGAGATCAGATGTTGATTGATGATGCCGTGTTTGTGCAGAAGCCGACCGGACGGTCGCGGTATCTGTTCACGATTCAGCATAGTGGGAAAAGATATGGGGTATATGATTATTATGAAGATGGGTATATTTATATCACGCATAAGTGTAACCCGTCTTGCACCTATGTTGCTGTTTTCCGTGACGGTGATCACACACAAAACACGGTTATGCTCGATCATTATGATTACTTGTTTGTACGGTTAGTTGAAGCGTACCAAAAAGCATACTTGCGTTTTGATGATCTTGACAGTAAAAATATGGCGGTTGAGTTGCTGGGGATTGATCTTTATAAATAGTCCGTAAGAAACGGACAATGTACTTGACAAACGGACAGAGAATATATATCATGAAAAATACAGGGAAACCTTTTTAGAGGGGTTGCCACGGTTGAGCAAACCGCCCCGTCCTTGGCAGGTCAAAAGGTTTCCTTGTTTTCAAGGACGGGAAGAAAGGAGCACAGATGGTAAGTATTGTTTTTCATATGATTGCCGGAATGATGAAAAAAGAAAATGCTTATCTTGCTTATACGGTACGCTATAAAGGGGACGAAAAAGACACGTTAATCCTTGTCCCCCATGAAAATTATGAGACTCACATTCGGTATTTGTGGGATTTTTTTTTCATGGATGGAAACTCGTATAACAGTAAATCGCCAATTCGATTCATTCATAATTTTATTATGTGTGATAAATTAAGTGAAATTGAAGACTGGTTAAAATGGCAGGATAAGGAGGTAGAAACATGGATGTAACTATGGTAACGCAGTTAATTGGAAGTCTCGGGTTTCCAATTGTTTGTTGCGGCGCACTTTTCTGGTATCTGGTGAAAGAAAAAGAAGCGCACAAGGAAGAAATGGAAGAACTGCGTAAAAGTGTAGAAGCGAACACAACCGCTATTAACTCGTTGTGCCAGCACTTAGGAGGTGGAAAGAATGAGTAAAATCGAAAACGCAGTTGCCTGGGCGGAACAAATCGCCGCCGATGATCGGCACGGGTACTCACAGGTACACCGGAACAGTCCCGATTATGATTGTTCGTCATTTGTCGGAACGGCACTTGCAAATGCTGGTTTTCCGATCAGCATTTACAGTACCACAAGAAATCTCGGCGAACAGTTGGAAAACGCTGGTTTCGTAAAATGCGGCAAACCGTGGAAACGCGGTGATATCCACCTTGCGGCTGGGCATCATGTCACGATGTCGGTTGACGCAGACTGCATCGTCCACGCCAGCCAGTCGGAAAACGGCGGGATTGATGGTCAGACGGGAGATCAGACCGGAAAGGAAATCTGTGTACGGTCTTATTACGATCTTCCGTATGAAAATACCGTTCACTATCGGTATGCAGGAAAAAACGGCAAACCACAGAAAGTTGTGGAACAAGCCATCAAAACCGAATCCGCACGTAGTTTTGACCGAAGAATCGCCGGATCCTATCATACCAATGACCGCTACAACCTGCGCGTTGGCGCCGGGATGGATAAAACAGTCATTTTAACGTTGCCGACCGGAACCAGTGTTAGAAACTATGGGTATTATACCGGGGAATGGTATCTGGTGAAAGCCGTCGTAAATGGCATCGTCTATACTGGTTACGTAGCAAAAGAGGGTTTAACCCGTGGCTGATCTGACGCTTGCCTACAATACCTGTATCGAGATTTGTAACAATCCAAACGTTGGATATTCCCAAACGTATCGTGAGGGTCAGAACGTAGGAGGTATTACCTACTATGATTGTTCCTCTCTCATGAGTTATTGTTGTACGGTCGGCGGGTTTTTAGCATCTAACCCATGGTTTACGACTCGTAGCATGGACGGATATTTGATCGGTGCTGGATTCAAAAAAGGTACCGCCAATCAGCCATGGAAGAAAGGTGATATCTTGTGGCGTTCCGGTCATACCGAAATGGTGTATGATCAGGCAGACGGCGGCGGGTATACGATGGGAGCGCACACCGATAGTTACCCGCTGGAAAGACAGGTATCCATTAATACGTTTGTGTCCCCCTATAGCTCGTGGACGTATCTTTATCGGTATCCGGTTGAGGTAGAAAGCGGTATCAGCCATTATGTGATTGCCGCTATCTGTGGCAATTTCTGGCAGGAGTCAACCGTAAACCCCGGGTTGTGGCAAGGTACGGTTGTCGGCTCGCCCGGCTATGGCTTGGGTCAGTGGACAGATAATTCCGCTACCGACCGCCGGACGCGGTTGTTCCAATGGTTAGATTCCAACGGGTACAGCCGGGAAGATGGTAACGCGCAGTTAGAATATCTGATTTATGAGAATGTCTGGTATTCGGTCGGAGCCGCTAGTGCTTACGGAAATCTACAAGCGTTTTTGCACAGTGACAGCACCGATCTGAACGCACTGACTTCCGCCTATATGAAAGGATGGGAGGGAATTAGTGACGATGGAACACTTGCGTTCCGGCAGGAAAAAGCACATGCGTGTTTCAATTTTATTTCGGAACACGCGAAAGATTCTGCAATTACCGGCTGGATTGTTGGGAATCGGTATTTATCTAATTCCGAACGTTTGAACAACGCGGTGATGGTATATCGGTACTTTGCAAAAGGAGAGCAACCCGAGCCGCCTGAACCGCCCCATCCCATGAAACCAAAAAGGCATAAAATGCCTATCTGGTTATATCCCAATTTAAAAAGGAGGTTTTAAAATGACACTAGAAGAGTATTGGACAGAAATTGTTGCCGACATTGGAAACATCGAAACGCATGGCGATGCGATTGCCGCCATCAGCGAAAAAATCAAAAACGAAGATACCGACATCGGAGCTCTGATGTCCGAACGTGACGCGCTGGCTGCAGAACGGGACGAACTGAAAGGAAAGTATGATGCTGCCGTTGCTGAAATCAAAAGCCGCTGGTCTGATCTTTCCCACGGCGGAAGTATCACAAAAGTAACCGAATTTGGCGGAAAAGTGCCGGAAGCAGAAGACACCGCAACAAGTATCAATGATCTTGATATGTCTCAGCTAATTCTGAGCGGAAAAGGAGAGTAAAACAATGGCAGTAAAATTAGATATGACCAATATTAATATGCTGAACGCCGTTCGGCAGACGATGAGTGTTGATTACCGTGACAGAGTTCCTGTGGCAACCCGTGAAAATATTGCCGATATTGCAAAAACATTAAACGACCCTTACAACCCAATGGCGCGGAACGAATTGGTTCCTGCACTTGTAAATTTGATTGCCAGTCAATCCATCAGTACCGAAGCGTTCCGCAATCCTCTGCGTGTGCTGAACAGTAACGCCATGCCGTTTGGTAATGGAGAACAGGAAGTCTACGTAAATTTTGCACAGGGTTACGCGCACAATGCCAATATCAGCATCGAAGATGCTACCGCCATTTATGACAGCTATATCATGGCACTGTACCATTTCATCAATTTCAACAACGACTATCCGGTGACGATCTGGTTTGAGGATATGCGCGGCGCGTTTCTCGATGATTACGGACTCAGAAGTCTGGTGCAGGCAAAAGTGGAAAGTGTCGTTTCCGCTTGCAACTGGGATGAATTTACGACCGCGAAAGAGTTGATCGCATCCGCAAAGCGCGCCGGACAGATTTATCCGGTTCACGTTGATGCGGTTACCGATCAGGCATCCGCGAACGCACTTGCAAAACAAATTCAGTCCTACATTGACAAGATTCAGTTCCCGAACCCGCTGTATAATTTCGTCGGCGCGACATCGGCGGCAAAAGAAGATACCATTCTTCTGTTTGTCGACCCCGATACCAAAGCCGCGATGAACGTTGACAGTTATGCAAGCGCGTACAATATCGACCGTATGATTCCGAAGGCACAGCAGATTTTAATTGATAACTTTAACGATGCTGAGGGTATCGTGGCTGTACTGGTTGACAAGCGGTTCTTCAAAATCCGCGAACAGTATCGCATGATGGTACAGGATAATGTAAACCGGGGATTACGATGGAACAGCACGTATACGATAAAAGAGATGTTCTCCTACTCCCTGTTCTATCCGATCATCGTGTTTACGACCGAAAATGTTCTTGTTCCTAACATTACAGCAAATGACGTGGGATTGGTGAACCCCGGAACAGATGTCGATTTCGGCGGAAATTTTTCTATTACTTCTTCGGGAGTAGTCGATAAAGCGATTGACGTAAAAGTAGAAGGTAACTCTTCCACTAATACGTTTGTTATCCCGGGAACAACCATTCTTCGAATCGCAAAAGATGAGAAGAATCTGAAGCCGAAAGAAAACAAAACAAGCGTGAAAGTTGTGATTAACAGTCGGTACGACCCGTCCAAAACGGCAACCATTTACTTTACGACAGATTAAGTAAGAGGGAGGAAACATGGATAATTTCATTCCGATGCCGCCACAGGAAAATGTGGCGGCTGTTTCCCCGCAAACAGAGGTAATTTTAGCAAGTGGGATTGAATGGGGAAATGACTATGAACATGTGCGGTATTATGAAAATGGAAAAGCTGGCTGTCTGGCTCATGTAAGAGAAAAAGCAATTCATATTTTTAAGCAATCCGCGCCCGTGAGATGGGGAGAGCTGACGTATAAGGGAAAAGGGAATGAGAGCGAATTTTTAAAGTGCAATTATATTGCGTTTCAGAATAAACCTTATACGGAAGAGTGGTATTTCGGTTTTGTGACGCGCGTAGAATGGTTGAGTGACGGAAGTTTCAAGATTTATTTCGAACCCGATCGTTTTCAGAACAGTTTTTACAACGTGGTACTTCAACCGTGCTATGTGGAAAGGGAACATATTGACAAAAAAGCTGATTATGCCGGAATTAATTTAGTGCCAGAAAATCTGGAAACGGGGGAATACGTGGACAATCCGAGCGAACAGAAACTTTTAAATCTCGGCTCGATGCAGTATTGTTTGAGTGCAAGTGCAGACGAAAACGGAACAAATATTATACCCATTGTCAATCAGGGAATTTTATCGGGGTTGACATTTACTCGGAAAACAAAATATACGGACTTAATCAAAGTTATCCAGAACTACGTCAAAAGCGGAAACGGAGATGCGATTGTTAATGTATATCAAGCACCAGAAGCTTGTTTCCAGACAGATGCATCTCCTTATACACAAGTAACCGTTCAACCAGACGCACTTGACGGCTATCTCCCGAAAAATAATAAACTATATCAGTATCCCTATTGTTATTGTCTGGTCAACGATGGTTCGGGAATACAGCATACTTTTAATTTCGAATACGGTAAAAATGGAGCATTAACCATGCAGGTGTATGGCGTTATGTTTAATATTCCGGCAATTTTTGTAGCTCCGCGTGAATATAAACGTACTGGTGGGTCAAAATCCCCATACGGTTTTATCATCAATAATTTCCCACAGTGTGCATGGACAAATGACGGCTATCAGGCTTTTCTAGCGCAGTCTAATCCGTTATGGGAATACTCCAAAAAGCAGAATGCAATATCGCAGATTGGAAATTTAGCTGGAGGATTAGTAGGGGCATTAAGCGGAAATTTAGCTGCTGGCGTTGAAAGCATTTATACCGCGGCAACCGGAACATATCTACTGAACGAAAACATTAACGCACAAAAAGAAATTCATGATTTGATTCCACCGACAGCAAAAGGTAATTCATCTGGAAGTTATGTTGCTACCGCATTGTTTGGAAGTCAGCTTTATTGTCACGTAATGAGTGTTACTGCACAAATGGCAAAAACAATCGATGATTTTTTCACCATGTACGGATATGCAACGCACAAAATTAAAGTACCTAATATTACAGGGCGGTCAAACTGGAATTTTGTCAAAACGGTTAATTGCGGACTGCATGGTTCGTGTGTTACCGATGATATCAATTTTTTGCAGGCAATGTTTAACCGCGGCGTTACGTTCTGGCACACGGATGACGTTGGAAACTATGGTCTTTCCAATGAGTAAGGAGGTAATGTCATGTATAATAACCCGTATCGGGTGAGTAACAAGGAAGTGTGGGGACACTGGGAAAGCAACCCGAATACGTCACCGGAAGAAAAAATGTATTTCCGGCACTTTTTTGACAAGTTTGTCAATCTGGCATTATCGCGGTATGAGTATGACGGTTTACCGGATGAGATTCCGCCGCGGATGCTCAACTCCTATCTATTATGGCAGGGAATGTGCCTGTTCAAAAAAGAGCCAATCACCGGACTATTCGGCGTTTTCGGTGTTAATCTGGTTGGCGAACCCGATATTTACGGGATTCCTACCGATTGGATTGCCTACGCTATGAATGGTCAGTATTATGAGCAGACGGACAAAAACGAAAGTTCGTTGATTTTTGCTAGACCTTTTGCCGTACCGGAAATCCTAAGCATTATTCTGCATTCGCAGAGTTTAGCGGAGAAAAAAGCGTCAACAAGGGTAAACGTGATTCAGCAGAGAACGCCAGTTGTCATCAGCGGGGATTCTACGCAGAAACTCAGTATTGACAACTTTATTCAGAAGTGGGTAAAAAACATTCCTTTCATCAAAGCAAAAAACGATATACGAAAACAGATTCAAATTGATACCATTGACTTGAAAGTACAGCCAATCTTTAACGAACTTGACACCGCCGCACAGAGAGAAGTAGCAGAATGTCTAGCTGATCTCGGCATCGAAGCAAGCGGCGTAGAAAAACCGGAACGGCTGGTTTCCGCGGAAACGAGTTACAACGATGGAGAGATCGAGTTGACAAGAAACGGAAATCTGGCTACCATTCAGAGAGGACTAGACGCGATCAATAAAATGTATGGTTTGAATATCCATGTACGTTTTAATTCTAAGATGGTAACACCGATTAACAGACCGGATGTTTTCGACACAACAAATGACGAAAAAGACACACCGGAAAACAACGGAAACAACACGCCGGAAAGCGAGGTGGAATAATGTTTCTTGACTATAACTACGAAACGAAAACACTAACAAATACGATCGAACAGTTCGTTATTGCAGACAACGTGATTCATCCACTTGAAAAACAGAATATGGATAGAATGATTGAAAAGGCAGTTGAACTTGTATTCAATTTTGAATTTCCGTTTTATGTCAATGCATCCGACTCCGAATATAATGCTACAAAACTTGCGTTCGAAAAAACATTCTGTTTACAGTATTTTCGGGAACAGATCGGATTAGAAACAATCGGAGAATTTCAGTATCATCTTAAAAAGATTCTTACGGTTAATATGCCATACTATGAACAGTTGTACCAAAGTATTACTTTTGAATACAACCCGCTGATTACTCATAAGAGTACACGAAAAGTGCAAAGTACAAAAGACGATACACGGACAGGTGTGATCTCGGGAGACAGCACGGCAAAAAACACAACTACAGCCGATACAAATAACAACACACAAAATATTCATTCTGACAATCCGCAAATCAATTTTGCCGGAACGAATTATGCGTCTACAATGGATAGGGGACAAAATACCATCCATAACAGTGCTATAAGCAATGGAGAGAATACCACAAAAACCAACAGTAATGACACGTATCATGCAGATAATAATGATACAATTGAAGATGAGGGATTCGACGGAAGTTACTCTATAGAAATTCAGAGATTCCGTGATACCATACTTAATCTTAACAAGCGTATTTGCTATGATTGCAGAGAGTTATTCTATCAATTTTATTAAAGGAGGTGTTATAATGGCAAAGAAACCAACGATTCCAGATTTTCCGACTTTGCCAGATTTCGGTCAGATGATTACGCAGGCTTGTGAGGTTGTCGCAAGTGTACGTGGGATTCCATATGATTTCAACGGAACGTTGAGTTTGGAAAACAAATTTGTTGTGCTGTTTAAGACGGTGAAAGAAATGTTTGACGCACAAGACGAACTTGTAAAAAGTTACAAAGCGTTACATGATTTTATCAATCAGTATTTTTCAAATCTCGACTTACAGAACGAAGTAAACAAGAAAATCGAAGAAATGAAAGAAAGCGGAGAACTGCTTAATCTGCTGAAACCAACTGTAAGCAACGAAGTAGCGGCATGGTTGACAGCTAATATCACGAATCCGTCCAATCCGCCGATTGATAAATCTTTGACTGTAGAAAATGCCGCCGCGGATGCTAAAGTTACGGGTGATAAAACTGATTCACTAAAGGAAAATTTAAGTGTACTAGAAAATATTAATAATATACTAAAGAATCGAAAGATCGATAATGTTGCGATTCTTACAACCGGCGATATAGAAATTACTGATAACTGGTATACCACCGACTATATAAATGTTACAGGATGTAATGATTATTTTGTCAATGGTACATGGAAAAAACCTTCAAATCCAAAATATGCTAGTGTAATATATTTCGATCGTGAAATGAATGTAATAAACTTTATTAATGAAGTAGGAACACAAACATATAATATGGAAAAAATTTCTTTTCCTATAGATACGGCATATGTTAGATTTTGCTTTAGTAAGGAATCAACCATTAAAATATTTCTGAATGTACCTAATATGAATGAACGAGTAGGTTTGAAAACTGCAAAAGCAATATTTAATCATAAGATAACAAATGGCGGTACTGTCGATAAAAATGATTTATTCGTAACATCGAATTTAATACCAATCAATAATAAAACGAATTTTATTACAGTAAAAAAAGGAAATTTTGATACTGACAAATCTTTTTTCTATATCTCATTTTGGAATAGACCATCTACTTCTTCCGGATTCTTAGTAAAAGGTTACCAAAATTATTTATTAAGTGAATCTTTTACGAATATCAAAATTCCAAACGGTGCAAAATATTTTTGTTTTTCGTGGAAAAAGGAAGATTACCCTCCCATGTATAAACAAGATTCTAATATATCGGAAAAAAACACACCAATTGATGTTATTGGAAAATATATGACATTGAATGCCCCTGCTTATAACTATAGAATCTGTTTAATTGGTGACAGTATAACTCAAGGTATGGGGTCATCCGGTTTTCAACAGTATGACGCCGTTATTGATGGAAAAACTTATAATGTGCGAGGTAATGGCCCGAATAACCCGAATGCTACATCTGATTATAAAATTGGGGAATATCTTTGGACGTCAGGTGGTAGACGATGGTATGAAGCACTAGACGGGAATTGTTGGGCACAATTATTTAAAAATTATATGAATGAAAAATTCAAAATAATTGTTAGAAACTTTGGAATGAGTGGAATTAATAGCGGAGATTTAAAATACTTTATAAATGATTTCATGGGTACAAAATTTAACTTTGACTGTATCGTTTTAATGATCGGTACTAACAACAGAGAACAAGGAAACTTAGAATCATTGTATGCCGATATGAATGACACTATTAAAACAATTAAAAATTATGGAAAAGATTTAATCATTATGGCTTGCATACCTGCATCAATCGCAAACGAAAAAACTTTCAGTGTTCACATGGAAGATGTTCACAATGTACTTAGAAATATTTCATGTGAAAATAAAATTCCATTTATCAGCGTTTATAATTTATTCATTGACTATTGTTCTAACAAAGGAATAAAAATAGATACATTGCTTAGCGATGGATTGCACCCTAACAATGCTGGATATAAAGTAATGTTTGAATTAATTTCTAATGCTATGGGAATCGCATTAAAAAGACCGGATGCGACCTGGTAAGCAACAATCGGACGCGCCGTGTCCGTCACCCGCGGCCGCGCGAAGCGCTGCAGCCTCCGGCGGTCATCGACGGTCATCCGCTCGATCACAAACGATAACTAACATTACACATATGATATGACTGGCAGTCCGCGGAGCGGACGACCCCGAACGGGCAGGCGCGGACGGAATCGGACGCGCAGGCGCGGACGGAATCGGACGCGCCGTGTCCGTCACCCGCGGCCGCGCGAAGCGCGGCAGCCTCCGGCGGTCATCGGCGGTCAACCGCACGATCACAAGCGATAACTAACATTACACATATGATATGACTGGCAGTCCGCGGAGCGGACGACCCCGAACGGGCAGGCGCGGACGGAATCGGACGCGCAGGCGCGGACGGAATCGGACGCGCAGGCGCGGACGGAATCGGACGCGCCGTGT